TGGCAGACCTTAACCTTATTATAACTCTGGAGGTTATTTTTTTCTACCCATAGCTTTAAGCTTTTTGAACCCCCAGTTAAACTGGGGGTTTTCATTGTACAAAAAGGGTCTGCTACAGTACGCACATACTGCAGCAGACCCTTTATTTCATCATTCTCTTAAATCACACTTCCATCTCTGAAAGTAACCGTTTTTTCTCCGTTCTCATAAACCGTGATGTAATCAACCAATGAACCCCAAAGGTCGCTATCGAATTCAGTCACCTGTCCGTTTAAGGATTCCAGCGTTTCCTGAAAGTGGCGGAGATTCTGTCCTCGTGTTTCTATTTCTTCAATCCGCATGGCCAATTCGTCATGCTTTTTCTTTGCCGCCTCAAATCGTGCGGAAAGGACATCATTTTTCTGCCGGTACTCCTCCTGGTCGAGTGCGATACGAGCATTCTCCAGCATTGCCGCCTGAACCATATCCGCAACAAGGGACATTTCCCCGGCATATTTTTCTTTTTCGGCTTCCAGTTCTGATGTATTGGTCAGCTTATCACAAATCAGCTTTACGTTTTCTATCAGTTCATCCCGATTGGCAAGCAGCTTATTCAGGCTTTTCAGAAACACAGCCTTTACTTCCTCTTCCATGATGTGCGGTGTAGTACAGCGCTCATCGTTATATTTGTTGTTGCAGCGGTAGATAACTTTACGGTACTGGTCGGTGGAGTGCCAGACCTTAGCCCCATACCACCCTCCGCATTCACCGCACTTAATTTTACTTGAAAAGATACTGACACCGCTATAGCGTGATGTTCCTGTCTTTCTGCGTTCCATTTCCTGCTGAACCATATCAAATACTGCAGGATCGATAATGGCTTCATGGTCATCTTCGATATAGTACATCGGTATTTCACCACAGTTTTTCTTTGTCTTTTTGGTCAGAAAGTCCACAGTAAATTCTTTCTGAAGGAGTGCGTCACCTTTGTACTTTTCATTTGTCAGAATACGGCGGATTGTAGTTGCATTCCACTTATCTTTTCCGCCGGGCGTTTTAATGCCTTTCTCTGTTAAATGAATAGCAATCGTATGCGGTGTCATGCCTTCAAGAAACAGACGGTATATCAGCTTTACAATTTCGGCCTGTTCCGGGTTCACAACCATTTTTCCATCAGGGCCTTTGTCATATCCGAGAAACCGGCTGTAGGCAACACTAACCTTACCATCGGCAAAACGCTTTCTGTGTCCCCAGGTTACATTCTCTGAAATAGAACGTGCTTCTTCCTGGCTTATACTCGACATAATGGTAAGAAGCAGTTCTCCTTTGCCGTCGAACGTCCAGATATTCTCTTTTTCAAAATAACACTCCACGTTATTTTCTTTCAGAAGACGAATGGTTGTCAGGCTGTCAACAGTATTTCTTGCAAAACGGCTCACACTTTTTGTTATGATAAGGTCAATTTTTCCTGCCATTGCGTCCGATATCATTCGCTGAAAGCCCTCTCTGCGTTTGGTGGAACAACCGCTGATACCCTCATCAGTGTACACCCCAACAAACTCCCAGTCCTCACGTCCTTTTATGTATTCAGTGTAATAGCTTATCTGAGCAGCGTATGAAGTTAACTGTTCTTCGCTGTCGGTTGACACACGAGCATAGGCAGCAACCTTACGCTTGACAGGTGCATCAATCGGTGCTGATGTGTATCGGCTGATTGATGCAGGTATTTTCGTTATTTTTGGCATTTTTTCCTCCTTGGTATTGGCCAATGATCCGTTACAGAATGACCATCTCGAAAATAGAACTCCAGTCTGTCTTCTTCCACATCGATATGGTCAATTCTCTGTTCAAACTCCTCTTCATTAAATGCATCGATGCTGAGAACCTGTGCTGCCATAGTACGCAGTAAATCATCACGAAGACTTACGGAATTACATCCTTTATGTTCCGAACATCTCCAGTGACTAACTTTGTCGCCATTTGCAGAGGTGCGTGTGCCTTTCCGGAAATTACATCCGCACCTTACGCATTTAATCACTTTTGAGAAACAAGTCATATCCGCCCGATTCGGTCTTTTTCCATTTTTGCGTTTCAAGGAAGTGGCAGCCCTTCGTTCTTCCGTCCAGCAGTCCTGATGGCCTGTGTTTTTACACGCTTCCGTTACAACTGTTCCGTCTTTCAGATGAAACTCTAATGTTTCACGCTTCGGAACATAAATAACATCCACACGTTCAAGAAAAACAGCCTCATCAAATTCCTGCAATCCAAGTACTTTTGCACAGGTTTCCTGTAAGTGCTTATGATTGATACTGCCGCCGACAGTACAGCGACCGCCTTTTATCTTTCTGCTTCCACAAAGCCAGTATTCTGCATAACCTCGGTCTGTTCTGACTTCATGCATATAGCTTTTATGGCAGAAAGGACACTTGATTTTTCCTGTAAAGCAGCAGGTATTCAGTGATTTGTTTGCCAGAGGGCCTAACTTTTTCCTTCTTTCCATTTCCTCCTGCACCCACCTGAAAGTCTCCATATCTATAATGGCTTCATGCGTATTTTCCACATAGTATTTTGGCAGTTCGCCGTTATTCTTCTTTCGGCGTTTGGTAATCGGGTCGGTAATGTATTCCTTTTGCAGAAGCATATTGCCTGTATACGTGATATTGGTCAGAATAACCTTTATATTGGAATCTATCCAGCGATATCCTCTCTTTGTTGTGATACCTTCGGCATTCAGTTCCCGTTCCGTTTCCAGCCTTGATTTTCCGTCAAGGAAGTTTCGGAATATTCTCTTTACAATTTCTGCTTCTTCCGGGACAACGACCAGTTTGTCATCAACCCATTCATAGCCGAGTATTGGATTTCGATTGCATGGATCACCTTTTTCAAAGCGTTTCCGAATGCCCCACTTTACATTTTCAGAAAGACTACGGCTTTCTTCCTGTGCAAAGCTGGCGAGAATGGTCAGCATCAGTTCGCCATCACCCGACAAGGAATTGATGTTCTCTTTTTCAAATCGTACTTCAACACCGATATCTTTCAGATGCCGTATCGTTTCCAGAAGATCCACTGTGTTTCTGGCAAATCGTGATATACTCTTGCAAAGGATAATATCAATGAGTCCTTTTTCACAGTCAGAAATCATTCTCTGAAACTCCTGCCGTTTCTTGGTCTCTGTTCCTGATATAAAATTATCAGCATAAACACCTGCGTACTCCCATTCGGGATTCTTTTGTATCAGTTCGCTATAGTAGCTTATTTGTGCTGACATTGAATGCATAAGGCGTTCACACTCCATTGATACACGAGCATAAGCAGCCACTCGCTTTCGCCTTGGCAATACGGGCTCCGTAGGTTCTATTTTGATGATTTTACGCATAACAGCCCTCCTTTCACTACACATATTACCGCTGTTCAGGCTCTAAGTCAACGAATAATGTGCCGATTTTCGGCTCGTATTTCTCCCTGAACATTGTATCAATCTGACGATATTCATCCTCCGAAATCAAATTTGCATGAAACATCTTCTTTACAATGCTCATCGTCACCTGGTACATGGCTTCCTTCTGAATATCCATCTTTTTCACCTCCAAATCGTGCAAGAATATAGCATCTGTGGCAGCAGTATTTTCTGTGATTATTGCCGTATGCCTGAAAAGGTGGTGTTATACTAAAAAAGTAGACAAGGAAAAAGAAAAGTAGTATAATAAAAGCAAACACGAAAGAAGAAAAACCAAGGAGGAAAAAAATGATGACAAACAAACAGCCGCAATACGATGAAACTTTTAAAAAGAACATCGTGGCATTACACCAGAACGGAAAAACCCAAACTGAGCTTTCCAAGGAATACGGAATATCGGTAAGTGCGATCTCAAGATGGATAAAGCTTTATTCGGAAGTCAGGGTCGACGACAATACTGTTATGACAGCAAAGCAGATAAAGGAACTACAAAAAAGAAACGCACAGCTTGAGGAGGAAAACATCATATTAAAAAAAGCGCTTGCCATAATGACTCCACGCTCAGGGAAAGAATGAGAGCTGTACATTTACTTCGGCACGAACATGCAATAATAACCCTATGTCGTGTTCTGAATGTAAACCGCAACAGCTATTACAAGCATTTTAACTCTAAAGAACCTAAAAGAACAATTGAAAACAGGAATATAAAGAACTGTATTTTACAGATTTATTCCGAAGCAAAATGCCGTTACGGAGCTCAGAAAATGCGCAAGGTTCTTGAAGTTAATTATGGCATACATATTAGTCAGGGAAGAGTGTACCGACTGATGAAGCAAATGCAGCTTCCTAAAATGTCAACTGTCAAGCCGAAATTCAAAGCCGCAAATAAATCCAGTGACAGAGATTGTCACAACATATTAAAGCAGAATTTTAATCCCAAAGAGCCAAACAAAGCATGGTGCAGCGACATTACATACATAAAAGCCGGAGGAAGATTTTATTATTTATGCGTTATCATTGATCTTTTTTCAAGACGTGTGATAGCTTATAAAATAAGTAGCAAAATCGATGCCAGGCTTGTCCTGGATACATTTGAATCTGCTTTAAAAAACAGGAATTATCCTGAAAATGTGATTTTCCACTCAGACAGAGGTTCTCAGTATACCAGCGATGAATTCCGAAAAAGGCTGGACAGAGCTTCTTTTATTCAGTCGTTTTCTAAAAAGGGGCATCCTTATGACAATGCCGTAGCAGAAGCTTTTTTCAAGTTTTTGAAACTTGAAGAAACTAACCGCCGTTCATATGCCTCTTTTGATGAATTGGAATTGTCTGTTTTTGAATATATTCACTTTTACAATTTCAAACGACCTCACTCTGCTAATGACCTTTTATCTCCCATTCAATTTGAAGAACTTTTTTGATTCTTTTCTCTTCTTCTGTCTACTTTATTGACTATGGTCCACCGTATTCCACATCGTATGCCACAACTGCATGACCATATCGCTCTTCTGTATTACTTACACTTCCAAAATAGCCCACTAACGTCGGAATACCTGCCTCAGCATTTGTAATTATCTGCTGGAGTCTGTCTGTTTCAGTTTGTTCCAACATAGAGTAAGCGACATACTGCCGTACTTCCTCTGTAAACTGCAAACAGGCATAGTAGTTGATGAGGGATAGGATTTCATCAGAAGGTTTGTCATCTGCTTCTGATACGCCGGACATACTGACCAGATCTTCCGCATTCTCCGTATAGGAAGGATAGTCGATCAAATCGTAACTGGAGAGCATAGAGGTGACTGCCATTCCATAGCAAGAACCAAGAAAGTTTTTTCCGATCAGATCATTTGCCAGACGTCTGTCAATGTTTGAGAGGTTGCTTTTCAATACTGCACCATCATTTTCGGTAATCATATATGTGTCGCCAAATGAATGTGAACTATTCCGGAATTTCCATATATCTTTATTGATGTCATATCCTTCTGACGCATTTGCAGTTATAGAAAAAGTTCCAATCCATATCGAACTGCACACGGCAATGATGGTTTGAATCAAACGCTTATTCTTCATAGATCTCCTCCTGTATAGGTTCAAACTCTGTTGTTGTTTCTTTTATCTGCTCCATGTCAAATTCATCGGCGATTTCTTGTGCCTTATCAGCTCCAATGTAAAATGTAAAGCACCATTCCATGAGATTGGTTTCAATATACCCCTCTTTTGTTACAGCGAGATATTTATTCTGAATGCCAAGCAATTCAACATTCACTGAAACACGAAACAATTTTGTCCCTGGTATGCTATTGGATAGATTTTTACTGGTTCGTGAGGCGTTGATTTGATTCATAATCATCGCAGCATCGTAATCCGATGTCGATGTCTCACTCTCACCTAGTTTAAGGCTGCCAAAAGTAAGTGTACGATTTAGGTCAAGATCATCCACCAATTCACCAAGCGTACCCGGACAATAATTTCGGTTTGTATAAACATAATAGCTGTTATAACCCTCAAACTGAATCGCTACCGCACAGTGATCGGAGATTGCATTGATACAGAACACCTCAGCACGAATGCTGTACTCCTCATTTTGATAAATGTCTTTTCCGGTCATCGTTACCAATCCAAGCTTACTGCCAATCGAACTACGGTCAATGATACAATCTCTTGTGCCATAGGTAATACCATTCCACGCAAATTCCATAAATCGTTCGCTAAGGGTACGCTCCTCCCATTTCGGAACGGTAATCGTCTCAGCAGTATCTGTCACCTTTGTCGCTTTTGTATTTGTAACATCACGAATTTCTTCTTTTGAAGGAGCGGTTGTATTTGATGCAGCTAAACTGCTGGTTTGCAATGTGCATTGCGTTTGATAATGATTCGCTGTAAATGTTGATGGTTCCTCAGTTTGATTTGCTTTCGTTACAACAGTAGTATTGGTACGATCTTTCGCAGTACTAGCTTTTGTCGACAATTCTCGCTGAACATGATCTTCCTCTGAAACCGCATCGGTTCCCTCATGTAAAATGACATCATTTGCAGAAAATGCCGGCTCTGTATAAATGAAAGAATCTTCAATCATTGAGGGAGTCTTTATCTGTGATGATTCAAAATGCCTTGTTCCCAATGCGACAGCCAAAAACACAAAAGCGACAGACATACAGCTACTTACTCTTTTTATGTGTCGATTCCGAGCCTTGTTTTTTTCTTGTGCCTTGTCACGTTCTTTTAACACAGTTTCCGCAATTTGCTTAGAGCTTTTCATAGACGATGCCCTCCTTTTCAAGTTCTGCTTTTAGTGCGTTTTTCGCTCGGTATAATAAATCACCCACTTGTTTTTTCGATTTTTTCATAATGCTTGCAATTTCAGCAGTATCAAAATCCTCAAAATGTTTCAAGTATAATACTTGTGCATAATCCGGCTTTAGCTGTTTTATCGCTTTATGCAGTTCAATTTTTTGCTCTTCTCTCAAATAATTTCGCTCAATATCCTCTTCATCTGACATTTGAAAAGCTTCATCTATTGGAAAATATGATATTTTAGAGTTTTTTCGCATATAGTCGATTGCACAATGCTTTGCAATGCTATACAGCCACGTTTTGAAATATTGCCTTCCATTGAACCGAGGCTTTTTTACAGCCAATCGCAAAAAAGTATCCTGCATTAGCTCTTCTGCAAGGCAGATGTTATTCACAATACTGTTAAGGTATAATGTCAGCCCCTCATGGTATATTTCAATGATTTCTATAAGTCCATTGTCATCGCCATCAAGGTAACGGCGGTAGCGATCCGCATCGTTGCCCATTTGATTCCCCCCTTATCATAAAATTGCAAATTTGCTTTCTATATATTAATCGTAGAAATTCTGATATTTTCGCAGTTTTCTTTTTAAAACATTTTACAGTATAGTTCTTGTACGAAACATTTTCAATTGCTTTATACTTTGTTTGAGTCGTAGTGTGAAACTGATTATCATAAATATAGCTGCTGAACTTCTTTTAACTTAGCAAGTTAGAACAATCAAAACCACCCGTTAAACGGGTGGTTTGAGAAAGCCCTATAAGGGCATATTACGGACACTGCCCCTTAAGTGGGCTGAGAAAGGTCTGCCAACTGCATTTCATTCTCAGCTACCCCTTAAGGGGTATTCTTTTTTAT